TCAACTGATGGTCAACTTAGGAAAGCATCATGATTGGAAGTTCGCACTCTGCTCTTTTGAGAATGCGCCTGAGATCCACATCTCACGTCTGATGGAAATTTACAAGGAGAAAAGGTTTTTTGATGGGGGGCAAAGGATGACCGTTCCCGAAAAGGAAGAGGCATTGCAATGGGTAGAGGATCACTTTGTATTCTTAGACTCTGAGGCAAGCGAGGCATCAACCATTGACTCGATATTGGAGCGGGCAAAGATTGCGGTAGCCCGAATGGGTATTCGTGGCATGGTAATTGATCCCTACAATTACATTGAGAATAAAGGCGGTATGGCAGAGCATGAGTTCATCTCAGCCATGTTAACGAGAATGCAAGCTTTCGCAAAGTCATCAGGAGTTCACGTTTGGTTTGTGGCACATCCAAGCAAGATCTCCCGCTCAGGAATGGAATTGCCAAGACCTGACGGTATGGCGATCTCAGGATCAATGGCATGGTGGGCGAAAGCAGACTGTGGGCTGACTATCCATCGTGGTAGCGGTGTATCGGTAGAGATTGCGGTATGGAAATGTCGCTATCGTTGGATCGGTACGCAAGGCGAAACAACTTTGGATTACAACAAGGTTACTGGCACATACGTTCCGCCCAGCAACGATTTCGAGTAAGCCGTTTAAACAACGGCAGGAAAAAAATTGCCCAGTGGCAGCACAGGTTACGATGTTTAAACAAGGTAAGTTATGGAAGATTATTCGGAAAGTTATTTGAAATTAAAACGGGGATTGGATTTATATCAGGATGCTATGCTCAAAAGAAATTATGAGAAAGCATTTCAGATTGGATTGGATCTGATTGTGAATGCACGAATATTGAAAATCGTGGCGCAAGATTTAGCAGAATAAAAAAAAGCCCCCAAGCGGGGGCTTTCTTATACACCACAACACAGTCGATCTAGATGCCCTCCGATTTGCTCGACAAGCCAACGACTCTCATCATTCCGAACGTCATCGTCTAAATCTAATGCTCTATCCATGAGATGAGAGAAAGCCTTTTCAGCCTGTTTATCATTCATGCGTTTTTGTTGATACAGTTTGTCAAAGAACTTGTAGTCAAACATTAGGCGGTTAAACCGCATTTGGTTTTGATAGTCCAATTGTTTCTTCCTTTTTAATAACAACGTCACCGTTTTGATTAATGTAATGCGAATCGCCTGATTCCTTGGCACGAATTAATTCCCTGTACTGTGCCCTTTGATTCATTTCCATCCACATCTGTGCATCTTTGTCAGCCTGATTCATGAGTGCGCTCCAATCTGAAAGCCAATAATTAATGAACCCCAAACAACTGCGCCAGTATAGATTGGCGCATACCCTTGCTCGACTAAGCCATAAATGCCTGTAATCAAGCACAACCCACCCGCAAACACCACAAGTAAATTCATACGACCTCCGCATCCCAAGGATTATTAAAGTCAGTCTCAGCATTGAGTACTGGAAGGTTTAAACACTCAGCCCAACGCTCTGCAAGCTTGCGCAACTCAGCCATATCATCACCGACAAAGCTTGGATCGCAATAGCCAGTAGGCTGACCCTTGTCGTTGTAATAGACTTCTTGAATACTGAGCAACGGCTCACCATCGTTGTCTTTGCTGATGTCAACTACTCTGTGATTCCAAAACATAAAGCCTCCGTAAAAAGAAAGATGATTGTTCCTAATGCATAGTCTCATCAGGATCTACTGCGTACGACTCATACACAATGCCAATGCCCCTGATCAGCCTGTTAATGACGTGTTCGAATGGAACACCACAAGCCACACAAGCATTAGCCAATGCATAGGTCAGAGCGGGGATGACCACATCGATGTGATTGCCATCGAGGTGATCGGTCACCCTGTCTATCAACTGCCTAGTCTTCTCTTCCCTATCCATAACTGCCCCTTTTAAAAGCGGGGTGGTAACCACCCACCCCATTACTGTAACTCTTTCAAGAGTTTATTGAAAGATGCGCTACCCATCTCCGCAAGGTTCTCAACCGCTACTGAATGCTTGTGGCATTCCAAGACCTTGTCAGATTGAATACCGATGGCGATTAGCTTGATGCCAAGCTTTTCTGCCACAGTATCAAGGTGGCGCATATGCACTACGTCAGGCGAAAGCGAGTCAGTCAAAAAGAACATAACCTTGCGTTTCTCAGGACGTGTCTTGAGATCTTCGAGCGAGAGCATCACCGCAGAATAGTCAGGGTTCTCACGCAAGTGAAACTTGTGGATCTGACCAAGCTTAGGCAACGCTTTCTGCAACGACTCGTTCCAGCGTTTAAACGGATAGAACGTAACCTCTTCGATGAGCATCTCAACCGTTGCCTCTTCGTGCGTTGCAACCTTGCGATTGTATGTACCAGTACTGCTATCGAAACCAAACACACGATAAGACACGTCAGCCTTGTCAAGGATCTTGACCAACTGGATCACGACCGACTCTGTGACCGCCATGCGATTGCCCAAACCCATCGAACCTGAGCAGTCAACCAGTATTGATACCGCAGATGACTCAGCCTCAACGTACTGGCGCTTGCTGAAGATGTTGGCGCTACCGCAAGCATAGCGAGAGAAAGCCTTGCGATCCAAGCGACCTGACTCTTCATGTGATGACCAGCCAACCAAGTCAACCGACTTGAGTAAGCGGATCAGATTAGCCTTGGTCGCACCCATGCCAACTTGATTAGCCTTAAACTCACGCTCGAACCGAGCGATGCCCTCAGCCTTGTCTAAACCAATATCTTTTAATTTACCCACGATTAACTCCAATCATCAATGTTAATAACTTCAACTGATTTGACTGCTGGTCGACCGCCATATCTGCGATCAGCACGACAGTCGAACTCACGCAACGAGCGCTTAATAAAATCATTAGGCTCAACTTCAAGAGGCGCTTTGCCATCGTCTTTCAAAGGCTCAGGCTTTTCTTTTGATGACTGTTCTTTGCCATCAGAACCCTTGCTATCCTTGTCAGATGGTTCGCTATCGCCCTCGTTCGCATCGTCTGATGGGTTACCCTCACCCTCATCGTCAGCGCCCTTGGGAGGCTCATCCTTGCTACCACCCTCGCTACCCTCGTCCTCGCCCTCTTCGGCAACTGGTAATAACTCATCGTATAAATTCTCAGCGATGGTTACGATCTCACGAGTCGACCTAGCATTCTTAGCCAACTGCAATGCACGATTGATATTGTCGGCATAGATCGATGTTGAGATCAGGTCAGGCACGTTGATGCTATAGCCGTTTAAACTGCGACCAGCTACGCACAGTACGAATGGCAACGATTGCTTGGTCAACTCTGTTGGATAACCATTCTTATCCAGCATCGAATTGATCAGCGCATTAAACAAGGGTAATGAATTAGGCGCATAGCCTGAGTCGATTACGCATTGCTCGATGCGAGGATCTTCGAGACCGTTGATCAACGTGCCGATGTACTTACCATCCCTGTGTTCCTTGACTGCATCGTCCCAAGGTTTTGAGGTAGTGAACCATGCATGACCCAACTCATGCAGTACAAAGCCAATCGTGTTATTGAACTGAAACTGAGGGATCATCTTAGCCTCGTCAATGTTGGGCAACACGATGGTGGCGCTGACACCGCCCACACCCTTGGTGTAATTGATACAGGCAGTACTGCCACCCCATAAGACCTTGAGGTTTTCAAAACGATTGCCACTCGCTTGAAACACCCGCTCACAAGTGGCGGTCACACCACGTTTAACATTCATGCCGAGCATAAGCCCTCCGTTACTTGGTTAAGTAAGACTTCAATTTAACTGCATCAATCATCGCAGTATAGACACCACGCAATTCTGACTCGCAGTCTGCGGGGAATTTATTGATGATTGCATTCTCAAATGCAAGACCAACTGGCAAACCATCACGCACTGCATCTGCCCAAGCAAACAATTGACGGATCGATGGAGGCTGAGTCAGCACACCCGCTTGAGCCTTTTCTCTAGCAGAGTTAGCGAACTTAACCAGCATCTTAGCAACGTCACGATTGATGCCAGTACGCTTAGTGATCAGGTTGGTCTCATCGTCAGCGCTCAAATAATTGAACTTGAGGGTATAGCTAAAGCGATCAATGAATGCAGTATTCATGTCCCGCACACCAGCAAAATTACCTGATGCATCACCGTAACCAAGTGAATTGTCAGCCACGAAGAAAGCAATGTGATCAGCAACAGGGATGCGTCTGCCTGTCTCAGCGATAGTGATTGAACGATGTGGGCTACGCTCACATACAGAGTGCAGTACTGCAAGATTCTGCGCTCTAGCGAAACCGATCTCATCGAACAGTACCAATGCGCCTGTGTACTGGATCGCCTGAGTCACGATGCCCTCTTTCCAAACCACGTTGCCTGACTCAATCGTATTGCCACCGATGAACTCAGCACGTTCGATAGCCTCATCGAAGTTGATGCGGAATAATCTGCGACCAAGGCGGGATGCCAACTGAGTTACGAACTCGGTCTTACCAGTACCACGCTCACCGCCAAGCCACATATTGTGTGGCAATTTGTTAGCAAGTGCGACCAAGGCAAAGTGCAAGTGACGAGGCTGAAACACATAGTCGTTTACACGCTTAGGTGCATGGACATCGTCCCACACGTCAACCTCAAGATTGCTGAAATCAACACGCTCACCGTCAACGTCATAAAACAAGTCACCATCGAACACTTCGCAAGCTTTCTTGCGGGATAAGACAGGCAGAGCGGATGCAATCTCAGCCAACTCTTCGACTGGGGTAGCTTTCTTGAATGATGCGAACACCTTAGCTACCTCGTTACGAACACTAGTCTCGTCAACCGACACCGCACCAAGCTTGCTAGAGAACTCATCATGCAAAGCCACGATGCGATTGTCGATATCACGAGCCTCGCTCACCGCATTCATGGCAACCTTAGCCACGTTAGCCAAGTCATCATTGATGGTCTTGATACTAGCCTTGATCTGATTGAGATCCGATGAGCCACCGATTACTGGAGTGGGAGCAGACACCGCTGATGGATCGATAGTCTTAACTTCAGACATCTCGACCTTGCGGTTAAACACCAAGTCAGCCACCTTTTCGATAGCCTCTTTCTTGGTGGCGCATGGCACACCATCGCCATACTTGTTGATTACTGCGTTCAGCCGACCCTCTGATACGAACTGAAGTACTGCCTTGATATTGTCGATATTCATAACTGCAAAGCCTCCAAAAAAGTTATTTAGCTAAAGTAAAACCACCACCACACACACAAGTAGGCAACCCCTGATCAGCCCACGTCTTAGTCAAGCGAATGACATAGCCACAACCGCACACCGCCTTGAGCATTCGAGTCGACTGCACCTTGCGGTTGGCAGTCACGTTCAACTTCTCATGGGGATAAGCGCCCAAGCCATCGATGAGATCAGAGTACTGATCCTTGAAAGCCTTACCAGCCACCGTACTGGTAGGTTTACCCTCCAACAGTAAACCCTTGACGATAGCGGGAAAGCGACCACGATGCCCATCGCCATCACTAGCAGAGTGAGCCAACTCATGGCAAAGGATGGCGAATACCTCGACCGCATCATCCACCACAGGCGAGATCAAGATCTCATGGTTCGCACCGACACTAGCCTTGTCAGACCAATGCTCACCAATTGCCCTGTTTAAACTGCGGGCATGGCGGGATGGGAAACCGCAAGTCACCTTGATCTTCTCAGGCAACGGATAGCCTAGTGTGTCGAACACAGGGCGCAATTCAGTTACTGCATTGTTAAGCCAATTTTCTCTATTCAAGATAGCCTCCGATTAATAAATGAGAAAGTGATTAACCAAGCCAAAGGCGATATTGCCTAGGACGATGGCGATAAGTACTGCTACTGCAAGATTAATTAATTCACGCATAAAGCCTCCATTAAAAGATGCTAGATCGCATCCTCTTAAGCTTTAGTCAAACCCCGATAGGATAGGTGGGTGTTTAGTAAAAGCTTAATGAGATTAGATCTATAAAAGAACTAGAGATCGCTCTCTAACTTCGCACTCGCCACACCAGTCAACGTGTGGGTCAAAGCGGTCTGCCCTTGCTACTCGGTATGCGCAACGGTACTGAGCGCCTAGTTTCCCGATCGGGTGGTTTCCTTTTTTTATTCCGCTGATTCCGTAGCGGTGATGCAACTGCGAGTCTCCATTGTAATGCAATTGTTTAAACGGATGCAAATAGTATTTCGTTTAATAACCACACAGATTACTCAGGTTTTAGACATAGCTATATAGAGTAAAGACGATCTAAAACCCAAAAAGTCAGGCATAACTAAAAGTAATGATTTGGGGTTTTTATATAACCAATTTTCTGCACCAAAATAGTGAAAAACGTCATGGTGACCAAAACGATAGCACGGTAATGCAAAGTGATGCAAACACGAGAAAACGGCTAAAAAGGGGCTTAAAATCGGTTTAAACCGTATGTATATTTATACAGTATGGCATGATTCTTGCATGGGTAATTTTTAAAAGCGGGAGCAGATAGCACAGGCTCATGTAGTGAGCTAGTAAAACGTGCGGATGGTTTAAACAAGGTAGATCACGAACTAATCACGAACTTTATTTACACGATGACGTACTGGTGTCAGCATGGTGTCGTTTTATTCCGAGTAACCAAAATTCAGAAAGCGGTATTTATGAGTACAAAAAACAAGCCTGATTTAGCAAAGTCAGAAACAAGCATTCAAAACGATGTCGACACTAGCATTTACAAAGCGGGGCAATCTGTCGAAGACAGGCGGTCTGCTATTGATGCTATAGAGATAAAGGTAAAACAGAATGGATTGCCATTCGGAGTCAACGTAGATCCTAATGCTGAGACAGACGATCAGGATGAGACTACACATAACAGAATCACCGCCAAGATGAGATTGTTTACCAGTTACATCGCACAGGGCGATAGTGCAGTTGATGCTTATAAGAAGTCTTATGACTGCTCACGTTATCAAGAGTCGAGCATCGTTACCAATGCGAACAAGCTTATGAGGGATGCAAGGATCATCAGGATCCTAGAGCCGATCTTGAGAGCCAAAGAAGATATGGTGATCAACGATGCCATAGCGACACGCAGACACGTCATGAGCCAATTGTTTAAACACTCAGATGATGTAGGCATTCCTATCAGCGTCAGGGTTCGCTCACTCGAACTGATGGGCAAAGCCGTTGGAATGTTCGTGGACAAAGTAGAGAGCAAGGTCGAAGAGATCAATGCAGAACAACTCAAGAACGAACTGTCTTCGCATTTAGAACTGCTCAACAAGGCAACGTCTAAGCACTAATGATGATCGTTCTCTGCCACCCCTTGTCGATTTGCGCCATGCGTAACCCACGCTACCCCCATACCCCCTTTTTGACGGGAGGGTCTGCATTGGACTATACACTATGATCCACACCAACAATTATACATATTTAGTAATCAGAACGTTCTGTGTTTCACGTGGAACCACCCCCTCACGATTTAAACGCTTGACAGAGTTTAAACGTTATGGCAAAGTACCCCCTAGAACGTTTCTATTTTGTTACCCCGGGGGTATATATATGTATGAAAAACAACTTTGGATATTGTTAGCCGTTATTGTGTTTTTATTAATTTTTGGACAAATCGTATGACTGAGCGACAACTAGACGTATTAAACTTTATTAAAGACTTTATTAAGGTTAAAGGGTTTTCCCCTAGCTATACAGACATTGCTAAAGGATTAGGTATGTCTAGCAAGTCAAATATCCATAGACTTGTGCATAGCTTAAGAGAGCAAGGACTGTTAAAGATGAAGCCTTATATGGTGCGTTCAGTACAGCCTGTGGATAACACTATTCAAAAAATGGTTTCTCTTTGAGTCTATTAACTAAGGATGAAATCGAGAAGTACATTAAGTACCTCGAAACGGCAAAGCCGGGAGATCCTCAAGTACCCAAGATTCATGCATTACTCAAGGCGGATAAGATTGAGAGGTGCAAGGAAAACTTTTTGCCTTTTGTACGGCAAATGTGGACTGCGTTTATACCGGGCGATCATCATGCACGTATGGCAGAAGCCTTTGAACAAGTAGCTAATGGTACATTAAAGAGGCTAATCATTAATATGCCTCCCCGCCACACTAAGTCAGAGTTTGCTTCCTATCTGTTCCCGGCTTGGTTCCTAGGTAAATACCCGCATAAGAAGATTATCCAAACAGCCCACACTGCTGAACTGGCGGTTGGTTTTGGTCGTAAGGTGCGTAACCTAGTAGCTACAGAAGACTATCAATCTATCTTTCCTACCAAGCTATCCTCCGACAGCAAGGCGGCAGGACGCTGGAATACAGACAAAGGCGGTGATTACTTTGCGATTGGTGTGGGCGGTGCCGTAACGGGTAAAGGTGCGGACGTATTAATTATTGACGACCCACATTCAGAGCAAGAGGCTATGCAAGGTAATCCCGAAGTCTATGACAGGGTCTACGAGTGGTATGGCTCAGGACCACGTCAACGTCTGCAACCAGGAGGCGCAATTATTGTGGTAATGACCCGCTGGTCTAAACGGGATCTTACTGGTCAAATTATTGATAATGCTGCAAAGAGAGACAATGATGAATGGAAAGTTATCGAATTCCCTGCACTTCTTCCGTCTGGTAAACCGTTATGGCCCGAATTCTGGAATCAAAAGGAACTTGAGGCAATCAAGGCTGAAATTCCTGTCAGCAAGTGGGAAGCCCAGTATCAGCAGAATCCAACATCTGAGGAAGGCGCAATTATTAAGAGAGAGTATTGGAAAATCTGGGACTCGGAAGTCGCACCTTACTGTGACTATATCATCCAAAGTTGGGACACTGCTTTTGAAAAGAACAATCGTGCAGACTATTCCGCTGTCACTACGTGGGGCATTTTCTACAAAACCAATGCGGATGGCTTTGAAGTACCCAACATTATTCTCTTAGATGCGTTTAAAGCCCGCATGGAGTTCCCAGAACTCAAGGCTAAAGCGTTTGAATACTATAAGCATTGGAACCCTGACACCTTGATTGTGGAGAAAAAAGCGGCTGGTGCGCCCCTAATCTATGAGATGCGGGCAATGGGTATCCCGGTGTCGGAGTATACACCAAGCAAGGGTAATGATAAAATAGCCCGTGTAAACGCTATATCGGATATTTTTGCCTCTGGTTATGTATGGTGTCCAGAAGCTCGATGGGCGGAAGAAGTCGTAGAAGAATGTGCAGCCTTTCCAAACGGAAATAACGATGACTTGGTTGACTCAACGTCCCAAGCATTACTGAGGTTCCGTCAGGGAGGATTTATCCGTTTAAACAGCGATGAACCAGATGAAGTAAAAGAATTTAGATCAAACCGACATAAGGGTTACTACTAAGGAATATTATGGCAATTGATAAAGCGCTATACCAAGCCCCACAAGGCATCGAATCATTGGCGGAAGAAGAGCAGCCAATTGAAATTGAAATTGAAAACCCTGATGCAATTCACATTAGTGCGGGTGATCTAGAGATTGACATAGAAGCTGGCGAAGTAGATTTTGGTGAAAACCTTGCCGAAGAACTGGGCGACCAGTACCTATCGATGTTG